AACTCCACATCAGGGAAAACATCTCGATATACCTCCAACTCCATAAGGTTCCTTACCTTACGTCCAAAGCGTACCGCAAGCTCTGCCGTGTGTGTAGTCTGAATAATTTTTAAATCTGGTTTCTTGCCAATTAACCATGCAGGAAGTAAGTAACTTGCAAATTCTGATTTGGTATGTCTGGGTGGCATATTGATAATGATCCGTGAACCAGGGGTCGTGGCCAACTGTTCAAATTTCTTTGCCACCTTCTTGTGATGCGCCCCTTCAATAAAACCATCGTAACAATGTTTGACAAAGTTCATAAAGTTTTTTTGCGCTCTGTCTCTTAGTCCATGCTTTCTCTTTGCTTCTTCCAAGGCTAAAATTTCACGGAGCACGTCCTCTGAAACATTGTAGTTATGCATTTCTAAAAATCCATCTCCATATAGAAGATCTTATAATCGATACCACGGTAAAAATCAATGCTATACCTATGTTCTCTGAAAAACTAGGGTACAACCCAAATAAAGGGAACACGGTCAATTGAATAAGTATCGATAAAATAAAGCCACTTCCAACATCTATCACACTGTGAAAAAAGTGTTTTCTCAACTATACCCCACACATCCCTTCGTCACATATATCATTAAACATATCTAACTGGTCTTTGTACGGATCTAAATCTGCCTCTTCTAACGGTACATAAGACTTGTGTAAAAAAACTTCGTCTTCTGGTTTTCTCGTAGCGTTGCGTAATGTTTTATCCAGGTCCACCACTTCCTTCCACATTTTCGGATCGTTGTTTTTTATATCTAACCAGAAGTCGTTTGAGTGAAAAGGACAAAAGGTACACGCAGATTTTTTCGGTAACGCATAACCATTTTTCTTCATCCATTGCATACAGTCGCTTCGATTAAAGCGTTTGTCAAAGACCAGTGGATAGTGGTTCGTGATATATGGTAAACGGCTCTCCTTACAACGAACCATTTCATCTCTCGAAATACCAATGACCATTTCTACCTTTGCATCTTTAGGAACTCGTTGGTATTTTTTCAAACCTAACAGTTCTCTTATCTTTTGATAAATGGGTTGTATTTTGTAGTCGTTGGTACACTGACGCATAGTAAAACCCTTCTTACCAGTTTTCTTATTGATCGTATACAAAGGTATTGGAAGAAAACTATATTTGTTTGATAACATATCTTCTTTTAAGTCGCCCCTTGTTACAATGTGTATGGGGTATGAAACAATGCCTTTAAGATATTCCAACCAGTCATAAACATAGTCGGGTTCGTTTTTTGTGTCTGCGAATATTGCACAATCGACCATAGGTAGCTCCTTATGGTGGATCATTAATGCTACTGTTGAACTTTGTACCCCTGCTCCGAGGGATAACACTCTGAGAGTTTTGTTTTCCAATTCTTTATCCTTTCTATCTTGTATCATACTCATATTTTTAAATATATCAAATTATATGTTGAAAACACTGCGGGTGGGCGGGTGGGTGCGCAACGCCCCCGTCCAATGGTTGGTGGGGGGAGGTAAAAATTGTTCGTTATCTTTTTACCTCCCGTTTTAAGTACCTAGTATTTAAAAATTACTAATAACATGATAGATACAAAAACCTAACCAGAAAATAGTCCACGATACACTAAAAGTTATAAATGCTTTTAAAAACATATTATCGTAAAACCTTGTTATAAAAAAATCATATAGTCTTTTTTTCATTTTATTTACCTCCCTCTAAAAAAAACATTTTGATAAGAATCTGAATACATAACATCATCAATTGTAAAAGTTTGTTCGTCGAATGTTTTACAATGAATCATAATTAAATAATTAACATAGGTTTCTTGTTTGTTTGCCGCTCTCAATAAATTTTCAAAAGCTCCAGAATTTTTATAACTATGTCTATTATCTAAATATAAGTTTCTTAGTTTCTGAAAGTTATATACCTCTTGATGTATATTATCCATTGAGCGACTCTCCTCTTGGGAGAATCGCTCTGCATTTAAATTAATGTTATTCATTTACTTGACTCCTTTCTTATAGTCTACCTTTAATTTAAAATGGTCTGGAATAGGATAACCATTTTGAAAAGTTAAACTCAAGTCAACCATATTTCTATGCATTGAATAACTAAAAATTTTATTTTGCTCCATAAACTTTTTAGTGTTTTTTCTTTGTCCATCTCTTAAAGTAGATATCTGAATAAATTCCTTAACTATAGGATTGTTTCTTAATTCATAATATCTTAACTCAGTTTGAATAAGACTTTTTGCTATGTTAGTTAATTTTCTATTATACATTTTCTTTATCCTTTCTATTTATAATTATCGAATCAACTATATATAGTTGTACTATACTTTTAATTAAATGTAAACATTTAATACCATTATTTACCATAATAATTTTATGAACAAAAAGAGATAAGGACTCAAGGCCAGGAAATAATTTCCTGGCGGCAAGATCTTATTTTATTATTACATTATTATTAAATAGTCTTTTTATTATCATTGATAATAAGCTCCCGAACCCCGACCCGATTATCCCGACCCGAAAAAAAACCCGACCCCGTTAGGGGCCAGGTTTATAGAAAGTTAGAAAGTTTTTTTATTTAGAAAGTATCAATTTTATTTTCTGGTCTAGGTTTCAACCCACATTGAGCGGCAAGTCTGTTATATTGTATGATACTTAAATATCTTTTATAAAAATGTTGATTCTCGTCATCAATAATTTTATCAAAAAATTCTAAAATTTTTGAATACTTTTTAAAATTCATAGTGACTCCTTTTTTATTTGAATATAATGGCATTATATAGTAAAATATATTTTTAATCAAATTAAATAGGAGTCATTATGAACGAATTAACAAAAGCATTATTAAGCGATCCTTCTTTTATTCAGTCAATGAAGGAATTTGAAGAAATGGGATTCATTAAAGTAACAAAAGAAGGAATACGAATTATCGATAGAGAAGGAATGCAAAAGTATATTGATAATTATGGTGAAGCCCCTGCTCATTTTCCGAAGGTGGAAAAATGATAAAAGCAAATATTATTTATACTTTTGATAAGTATGATCAAGAAACTATTACACTAGATTTAAATTTAGAAGATTTAAATAATATAAATCAAGTAGTAAACGTAGAAAATAATAGAGAAGTAAAATTTATTTCTCATTTAATACAAAATAGTTTTAACGACTATGAGAAGTATCTAGTCGATGATCTAAAAAAAATGAGTATTTGCTTACAAGTTAAGAATGAAAAAATATTTAAAAAATTTTCATATCTTAATAAAGTCATTGAGCGATGGGGCAAGTATTTTTTTAATCAAAAAAATTGTGATGTAGTAGAAAATGGAATTCTACTACACGCACAAGCAACTAAATTCTTTTAATTAATAAACGCCTAGAATTAATTTTCTAGGCGTTTTTTTTATTTTAGCGGCAACGACCTAGTTTTTTATTTAAAAAAATTGGTTATCCAAATTTTTAGATTATATCTAAATTATTATATTAAATTAAATCCCGAAACCCGACCCCGAAATAGTCCCGACCCGACCCCGACCCGAAAATAAATAGTTTTGTAAATATGGGATTTTATGGTATAATTTTATTTTAAACAAATGATAGGAGTCGTTATGACTAAAATAAGATTAACCGAAGAAAGCAAGAATAAGAAGCTCGGCAAAATGCCGACCACGACAACCGAGCGAAAATCGTGTCCCGACTCTTGCCGTTGGAAAAACGGCGATTGCTACGGAGAAAAATATCATACTTCTATGATATGGAAAGAAACAGAAACGGGAATAAATAAACGATGGGGGAAAAAATTTTCCAATAGTTGGGACGACGTTATGAAAAAAATTGCAAATTTTCCCGAGTCTGTGGATATATGGCGACATAATCAAATAGGCGATTTACCCAACGACGGCGACGACAACGAGTCCATTGACGAAAAAAAATTAGATCAGTTAGTAAAAGCAAATAACGGTCGCCGAGTCATATGCTTTACTCATAAGCATAAATATAAAAAGAATATAGAGCTTATAAAAAAAGCGAATGAAAACGGATTCACAATTAATTTGAGTGCCGATGATTTAGAACACGCAGACGAATTAGCAAAGCACGGACTCCCCGTTGCCGTGGTAGTTGACGAACATACAACGAAGACTCCAGATGGGCGACCCGTGGCAATGTGTTTGAGTCAGACCAAAGGACTCACTTGTAAGCAATGCAAGTTATGTTCAGTTAACACTAGAAAAACAATAGTTGGATTCCTTAAACACTAAGGAATCCGACTCACTAATTCCTGGCGGCAGGAATAACCCAGATTAAATTTCTTTTGACTCCTAATCTTATAATTTAGTCTGGGTTTTTTACTAAATTATTATCCCGATCCCCGACCCCGAAAATTGGATTAAAAATCCCGACCCGATTTGATGTATATTCTATCATTGAATCTATTAGTCCCGAAAAATTGCCCCCGAAATATAGGCAAGGTATCCCCGACCCCGACCCGATGTCCACCGACCCGAGTCCTTTGGTCGCCAACTCCCGACCATATTCCCCCGAAAATAAATATAGGTGCGAGGTCGAGAGGGGGTTGACCAAGTAAAAACTTACACCCCCCGATTTAAAATACCCGTAATTCCAAGCAATTTGTTGAGCAGATATAAAAACCCTGTTAGTTTTTGTTACTTTTAGTTCTATCCAAAACGGCAAATGATCTGCACAAATATGTACATCGGGAATGCCACCACCTAAACGATTTTCAATTCTTGTTATGTGCCAACTGCTTGGTAGATTTTTTCTTACTCTGTTCCACAGAAGACCTTCTGGTTTTTGCGTCATCTATTACCTCTGCATCTATAAATGCTTGTGGGTGTTTACTTCTTAATTCTTGTAATCTGTTTTCAATTTCTTCTCTACTCATTCCATCAATTGCGTGATAATGATTTGTTTCTCTTCTATCAATAGTCAATCCACCTAAAGAGCTTCTAATTTTTTCTGCATTGATACTTGCAGTATATTGACCTTCCTCTTCTGCTTTCTCTCCTAATTCTTTAAATCTTTTTAATTGTCCAATTAAAGTAACACCATATTTCTTTTCTCTCTCCTCACGAAGTTCATTTATATATTCAGTAATGTGAGGAAACATTTTAGGATTTAACAATTTGTTTGCTTGTATTCTAGCAATACCATTCTTATCAGAATAACCTGCCTTGCGAACACACTCTGCATTACTATAAATCCCTTCTACAAAATATTTAGCAAATTCTTTTTGTCTGTTAGTAAGTTTACGACCAAAGTCTTCTTCTATTTTTTCAATCTTATTTTTACTAGTCATACTCCTATATATACTAGGCGAATCAAAAAAAGAAAATAGTTTTTTAAAAATTGAAAATTGCAATCGGTCAGAAGCTCTGGTTCGTTACACTTTTTGTGCAACGAAAACATAGCAAGTGTAACGAGTAGTGTAACGAGTTATATCTTCTGTAAGTACTGTATTTCTGGTCTTTTTAACTGTATTATTTTAGTTCGTTACACTTTTACACTTTTTTTCGTCCATTTTTTGATTTTACAACACTAAAATATATTTGAGCAGTATATATATAAAGTGTTTCGAATATACTTGATAAATATGGATTAATCTGGCAGTATATATGTATTATTAATTTAACTAGGAGTTACTATGAATATTGTATGGAATGAAAGTAATGATCATAAAGTAAGTGATAAAAGTAAAAAGTATTACAATGAACACTATAGTCAATTATTAGGTCACACAATTACAGAAATATTTTTTGATGCAACCTATAATGATATCGAACCTTTTCCAATTTTAATAACAAAGTATAGAGGAAAAGAATATCAAGTGGCAGTTATGCGTGATCCAGAGGGCAATGGTGGTGGTCACTTAAACATTGTAAATTTAGAGGAGAATAAAAATGATTAGTGAACATTTGAAAAAGAAATATTTTGATAGATGGACTAACAGTAGTTATGGCAATGATGTCATAACTACTAGTATCGGTTACAACTACATAGATGAAAAAGAAGATTATGAAATGCAGTTATGGTATTTAGAAGATCCTACTAAAAAAAATGAAGAGCAAAAAAAGTTAGGTTCAAAAATTTATTCATTATCAATGAGAAAAGATAGTGTAACTATAACGGATGAAGATTTAATAGTTTATGATGTAGTAGAAAGCGATAAACATTTTGAACATCACACCGATAGTTTCATACATCTAATGACAGTATTACGAAAGTTTTATCCTGAGTCGGTGGACGATTTACCACTTGTCGATAAAGATAGTTTTATAAATCAAATGAGAGATGTTTTGCAAAACTTTTGTACACAGAATAATTTACCACAGTACGATCCAGACGATCTATTGTATGGAGAATATGAAGGTAAAACAATATCTCTTACAGATAAGCAAAAAAATTTTCTGTTCTCTTACAAAAGTTTATGGAACAAGGGGGAAGTATGAATATAAATTATGGTTTGCTAGCGATCTCTGGAGATTGTTCTGCGAGGGGTATGTCTGATAAAGCAGATTTTATCAGACTATCAAATAAGCATTTAAATCTTGTGAAAGAGTATTTGAGAAATCAACTAGAGCTTCAGTTATATTCAATGAGTAATGATATAGATGAAGCATTTCGTAAACTAGTAGATGAACATCACTATTTAGGTAACAAATTAATTGATGTCGGAGTGTTCGAACACAAATGGCACAAGAGAACTAACTGGGTTTTGGAGGAGATAGATGACTAAAACATATAAAATGATAGTACAAATTTCTTATCATTCAGAGGTAGAAGTTAGAGCAAAGAATGATGAAGATGCAGAAGCAAAAGCGATAGGAATTGCATTTGAACAAATGAACGATGAATGCGAACCTAGAATTTTTGTTACAGACAACACAGTAGAATCTGAAATAAATAAAGAAATGGAGAAAGTAAATGAATAAAAAATATTATGTAAGCGAAAGTGCATTTATAAATGTATCGTGTGACCTTGCAAAAAGAATGATGGAAGAACGATTAGGGGATAAATATCCCCTAATGTTCGAGGGACACGGAAACAGTTACAATGCAGAAGGTCAAGAACACTTTAATCAATTGTACGAGAAAGTGCAGAACATTCTTGAAGATGCAGATATCATACCGACAGATATTAAATTGGACGAAGAACTAGGCATTGATATTAATCAGTATGTGCAAAGAGATGAAGAAGACTCGAAGGTAATTTATTTTAGGGAGAGTGCTTTTCTTGAAGATGCTAAAGAATATCTGCAAGAAGACAAACCCGACTTTAAAATCATAATAGAATAGAGGAGAAAAAGTATGACTGAAAAAATAAATATAGAAGAGAATATTAAGAACTATAAGATAAGGCAGTTGCAATCTAAAATCCTATACTGGGAAGGCAGAAGGAAAGAGTCCGATAGATTGATTATAAAATATCAAGACGAGATTAACGAACTCAATCCACCCGAACTAACTTACATAGATAGTGGAGAACATAAAAAATTAGGGTTTGAGTGGGAAGGGTTTTTTATTACCGACCCATTTGATTCTACTTGTGGTCGGTTTGGAGTAAATCCCATATTTGAATATGGGTTGACGATCAAACAAGCAAAAAGAATTAAACACGAGAATATGTTAAATGTTGATTTAGACTTTCATTTAACATTACCAAAAACAGAGGAGAAAGATGATGATTAAAGGCATAGATGTATACATAGATTCTGGGGTTCATATAAAAGGATTTACAGAACTTACAGATAAAGCAAAAGAAATAGCAAAACAAAAATTTATAGATGCAAT